GTCTACGAGACGCTCTTCAAACCAGCGACGGTCGACATCATCCAGATGCAATTGACCGGTATGCCGGTCAGCATGCCTCGTGTGCTCGAAGTCGAAGAGGCACTGCAGGCCGTCCACGACGATGCGGTGGAGCGGATCAACAAGACGAAGTGTGTCCAGCAGTACCAGCATCGTCTGAAGGAAAAGTACATCGAGAAGAAGCACGCTGAGTGGAAGAAGAAACGCATCACGATGGCCGATGTGCCTGACGAGGTTGTATTCAATCCACGCAGCTATCCGCAGATGCAGGATCTGCTTTACACCTCGCTCGGTCTGCCCATCATTTCCCACACGGACACGGGTCAGGCTTCGGCTGATGGAGACACACTGGAGAAACTGAGGAACCACACGACCAACCCCGACATTCTGGATCTGTTGAGTGCGCTCCTTGATTTCGCCGCCGTTGACAAGATTCTGAGCAGCTTCATCCCTGCGATGAAGAATGCACAACAGGGTCCAGATGGCTGGTGGTATCTGTTCGGTAACTTCAATCTGGGTGGCACTGTCTCTGGCCGGTTGAGCTCCAACGATCCGAACCTGCAGAACCTGCCAGCCAACGTCGCCATGGTCATCTCGGCCATGCTGCTGGCGCTGTTCCCGATTCTGCAGAAGTTCACGAAGAAGGGAAAGCTGTCACTGGGCAAGCTGATCAAGTATTGCTTCGAGGCACCGCCCGGATGGATCTTTGCCGGACTGGACTTCGCCTCGCTCGAAGACCGGATCAGTGCACTGACCACGAAGGATCCTCAGAAACTGAAGGTCTACACCGATGGCTATGATGGTCACTGCCTGCGGGCGTATGCCTATTTCGGTGAGGAGATGCCTGACATCGACGCCAACTCGGTACCCAGCATCAACTCAATCGAGATGGCCTACAAGATGCTGAGACAGGATAGTAAAGCGCCAACCTTTGCCCTGACCTACCAGGGCACCTGGAAGACGCTGATGACCAACTGCGGGTTCTCAATGGAGAAGGCACAGCTCATCGAGGCACGCTACAAGTCACTCTACAAGGTGTCGATCGACTGGGTGCAGGACAAGCTCAATCAGGCTTCCAAGGATGGCTACGTGACCGTGGCTTTTGGGTTACGTGTGCGTACTCCTCGTCTGGCTCAGGTGATCCGGGGCACGAGCAAGACACCACGGGAAGCAGAGGCTGAAGGCAGGACCGCTGGCAATGCCCTTGGGCAGAGCTGGTGTCTGCTCAATAGTCGGGCCGGATCGGAATTCATGGGCAAGGTGCGCCAGTCGGAGTTCCGGCTGGACATCCGTCCCTCTGCCCAGATTCACGATGCGGGTTACTTCCTGGTCAAGGAAGATCCAGCGGCCCTCGCCTACATGAATGAGCATCTGGTCAAGGCCGTGCAGTGGCAGAACCATCCAGACATCTGGCACGACGAGGTCAAGCTCGGCGGGGAGGTCAGTGTTTTCTTCCCGGACTGGTCCAACGAAATCGGCATCCCCAATGGTGCCGGTGAAGAAGAGATCATCGAGGTCATCCAGTCAGCGATGGAAAAACTTGCTGCCTAGTTCGGGGTTTCTTTGGGTGTCAGTTACCTATAGACACTGTCTTAACTAACGTTTACCATTCTTCCATTAGAAATAAGTTTGGGGGGAGCCAGAGAGATCTGGCTCCCCTTCTTCATCCATTGAGGCTCCCATGAAAGCTCCCGCATCCAAGAAGAAGTTCTTTTTCCTCGTCTCGGCCACGATCGTCTTCCATCTGAAGGCTGACGAGAACCAGAACGTCACCACGGTACCGATCAACGCCACCATCTACGGCGAGAAGGACCAGATCCCTTCGGCCATGATCGGCAAGGCACAGCAGGCGGTGCAGATGCAGCTCCTGAAGCGTCTGGGCGAAGAGTTCCAGAACATCGAGATCGACGATGTGGTGATCAACAACATCATCACGCTCGGCTACATGACCGAGGACGAATTCCTGGCTCCTCCCAAGGTCGAGTCGGATGCCGTCAAGAAGGTCATGTCGATCGTCCAGGGCGGCGCAGAAGCATGAGTGACGCCACACTCACAGGCGGGCGAGTGAATTACTACCTCGCCCAAGTCGAACATCCCCAACGGGAAGACCAGCAGCCGTACCAAGCTGAGTGTGAGGACATCATCACCGCACTCGGCATGACCTTCGACGAAGGCTGTCTGTTCAAGGCTCTGTGGCGTACTGCCGCAGCTCGTCTTGGCAACGGCAAGCCCGGCCAGAAGGCCAAGTACGACGCTGAGAAGATGGTGCACTATGCAGGCCGGATTCTCACGCAGCTCCAAAACGCAGAGAACGATGTGGTACGCCAGGAGGCTGACAAGCCCGTGTATACCGGCTGGATCGAGTGGAGTGGTAGTTGCATGGCTCCTGTACCGGGAGAGGTCGTTGTCGAAGTCGTTCTTCGAAACGGTTCCAGACTGAGCGGCAAAGCCCGGTTTCGTGATTGGAATCAATTCGGCGGCGCTGGTGACATCGTGAAATACCGAATCGTCTCCTGATCCCTTTCCTTGGTTCGGCTGTCTCCCCCTTTCACAGTGAGTACTCCTCATGACGATTACGCATCAAGAGCTCTTGGAGTTGATCCACTACGAACCGACAACCGGAGTTTTCACCCGTCTGGATACAGGCAAGGTGACGAACTGCATAGGTAAAGCTGGCTACGTGGAGATCCGCATCAAGAACGTCCTGTACTACGGACATCGCTTGGCGTGGTTCTACGTGAAGGGCGAGTGGCCTCCCCGCGTGGATCACGACAACAACCATCGACACGACAACCGATGGACGAATCTGCGTCTGGCAACCCGGACACAGAATAACCGGAACGGCGTGATACGTAAAAGCAACAAGAGCGGGTTCAAAGGCGTCTGCTTCTGCAAGGTCATGAAAAGATGGAAGGCAACGATCACCGTTGATCGCAGGCAATTCACCATCGGCTACGCCGACGAACCACAGGAAGCAGCTCTGCTTTACGACCAGGCGGCGATTGTGCACCACGGTGCCTTCGCCAAAACCAACAAACAACTGGGACTGCTTTCATGAGAGTTTCGAACAACTCAGACATCTCACTACCACTCGCTGTTTGGCTGCTCGCAGATGACTATGACTACCAGACCGACGAGAACTACATCAGCGCTACCAAGCTGATGCGCCCTCTTCGTCATCTGGTCCTGCCGCACCGCATTCCGGATAAAGAGCGTCCGATGCCTGATGTGCAGGATTACATCGCCTCGGCTCTGGGCAAGGCACTCCACGATTCCATCGAGAAGGCGTGGACAAACGGATATGCCAAGGCTCTGAAGATGATGGGCTACTCGGAAGACATCATCAGTCACGTCCGCATCAACCCCGATGAGCCAGAGGAAGGAACGATCCCGATCTACATCGAGCAGCGTGCCAAACGCACGATCAAGATCATGGGCAAGGTCTACACCATCGGCGGCAAGTTCGACATGGTGATGGAAGGCAAGGTGATGGACAACAAGTCCACCACGGTCTACACCTGGATCTATGGCGGCAAGGACGACGACTATCGTCTGCAGGGTTCGATCTATCGCTGGTTGAACCCGGACAAGATCACCGAGGACACCATCCGCATCAACTTCATCTTCACGGACTGGAGTGCAGCGGACGCTCGTGCCAACCCCAAGTATCCGCAACAACGTGTGGCCTACACGGAGATCCCGCTGCTGACTGTCGAGGACACAGAAGCCTGGATCACCTGGAAGCTCACGCAGGTGCAGAAATACTGGGGCGTGCCTGAGAACCAAGTCCCGGAATGCACGGACGAAGAGCTCTGGCGTTCGGCACCGAAGTACAAGTATTACAGCGACCCCCTCAAGACCACGGGGAAATCGACGAAGAACTTCGACGCACTGAGTGAAGCCAATCAGTGGTGGAAGGTCGAGAAAAGTGGCAAGGGAATCGTCATCACAGTCCCCGGCGAAGTCAAACGCTGCGGCTACTGCGAGGCATTCAACATCTGCACACAGAAGGATCGCTACATCACAACACCATGATTGATCTCACCGGAGTCACCCACCATCCGGCAATCGAAGAGATTGTCGATCTGCTCTGTAACAAGACGCAGAACACCGACCGCGGATTCTTCCGCACCGAAGTTGCCTACTTCCTCGGGAAGATGGCGAGCAACATGCGTGCAACCATCGTCACGAAGGATCGTGGTGAGATTCCGGTGAACATCTACGCACTGGCTCTCGCCACCTCGGGCTTCGGCAAAGGCCACTCGGTCTATGTTGTCGAGAACGAAATCATCGCCGGATTTAAGAAGCGCTTCGTCGAAGACACGTTCCCAGTGATTGCCGAGAAGAACCTCTGGGACATCGCCAACAACCGCGCACTGAAGAACCAGTCCGATGCAAACGACGAGTTCGAACAGGTACAGGCGGAGTTCAAGCGTAATGGTACGCTCGTCTTCACGTTCGATTCCGGAACACCGCCGGCCGTCAAGCAGATGCGCAACAAGTTCCTGATGGCACAGTGCGGCGGCATCTCATTGCAGATCGACGAAATCGGCTCGAACCTCATTGGCTCAGTCGATGTGCTGAACCTGTTTCTGGAGCTGTACGACCAGGGCATTACCAAGCAGAAGCTGACCAAGAACACTGCGGAGAACACCCGTGGCGAAGAACTGGATGGCAAGACGCCGACGAACATGCTGCTGTTTGGCACGCCATCCAAGCTGCTCGATGGTGCCCAGACCGAGGACCAGTTCTACTCGTTCCTCGAAACCGGTTACGCACGCCGGTGCCTCTTTGGCTGGGGCCAGGTCGAGCGCAAGGCTTCGCACTCGATGACGCCGGAGGAGATCTACGCACGGCTCATTCAGCCGAGCAATGATGTCGCTGCCAAGAAGTGGGCGGCGCACTTCCATAAGCTCGCAGATCCGGCCATGTACGGCTGGAAGATCCTGGTCGAGGACCAGGTCGGGATCGAGCTCTTGCGCTACAAGATCGCCTGCGAGGAAGCCGCTTACGATCTGCCCGAGCATGAAGATGTGAAGAAAGCGGAACTCAACCACCGCTACTTCAAGGCACTGAAGCTGGCTGGTGCCTTTGCCTTTGTCGACGAGTCCAACGAGATCGAGATGGATCATCTGAAGTCCGCGATCCTGCTCGTCGAAGAGTGCGGCAAGGCATTCGAACAGATCCTCAATCGTGAGAAGAATTACGTGAAGCTGGCGAAGTACATCGCTACTTGCGGCAAGGAAGTCACGCATGCGGACCTGAACGAAGACCTTCCGTTCTACAAGGGCGGGCAGGCTTCGCGCAACGACATGATGAATCTGGCCATTGCCTATGGCTACAAGAATCACATCATCATCAAGAAGTCGTTTGCAGACGGCATCGAGCTCTACAAAGGTGAGACTTTGCAGGAGACAAACCTCGACGAGATGACGCTCTCCTACGGGGAACACTGGGCCTACAACTACCTGTCGGAGACGGTACCGTTCGACCAGCTCCACGTGCTCACCAACGGCGCACAGGATGACGGCTCACCGCTGCACTGGTGCAACCACCATCTGAAGGGCGGTCACCGCTCGGAAGAGAACGTGGTGGCAGGCTTCAACCTGCTGACACTGGACATTGATGAGGGCGTCACGCTCGATGCGGTGCACGAGCTGATGGAGGAATACAAGTTCATGACGTACACCACCAAGCGCCATCAGACGGATGGCCATGGGGACCGTTTCCGTCTGATCCTGCCGATCAACTATCGGCTGGAGCTGAACAGCGACGAGTACAAGGAGTTCATGAACAACGTCATGGCGTGGCTCCCGTTCAAGACCGACGAAGCAGCGAACCAGAGAAGCAAGAAGTGGGAGAGCTTTGCAGCTGGCCAGTACCACTACAACCTCGAAGGGAAGCTGCTCGATGCGCTGCCGTTCATCCCGAAGACCAAGAAGAACGACGAGTATCAAGCCGGGATGAAGGAAATCGAGTCGATGGATAACCTCGAACGCTGGTTCGCAGGACGCATCGCCTCGGGCAACCGCAACAACAACCTGCTGAAGTACGCCATGGCACTGGTGGATTCGGGCATGGATCTCTACCAGGTCACCCAAGCTGTGATCGCCTTCAACGGCAAGCTCAGCAATGGCCTGACCGAAGAAGAGATCCGCAGCACGATCCTCATCTCGGTGAGCAAGCGCTACAGCACCAAATAAGGACAAACATGAAAGATCTGAATTTCGGCCAGGCACTCGACCAGTTGAAGCAGGGACAGGCAGTTGCCCGCAAGGGATGGAACGGCAAAGGCATGTTCGTTTACCTGGTTCCGAAGAACGCGTATCCGGCCCAGACGGGCATCGCCAAGGCCTACTTCGGTGAAGGCAACCTCGTGCCCTACAACGCTTACTTCGCACTAAAGGGCGTAGGCGGTGCGGTAAGCACCTGGGTGCCGAGTGTGACGGACTGCCTCGCAGAGGACTGGGAACTGGTCCAGGTCAGTCACTAAGTAATCACCGCTCATTCCTTTCCTTGGCTCAAGGAAGGGATGAGCAGACAGGAGAAACCATGAGCGACGTGGCAGCAGACCAAGAGGTCGAGAGGGCTGGAGAAGTCAATGACCAGTTGATTCTGGTCGCAGGCTACTCCGGGGAAGGCAAGAGCGCATCGCTGCGCAACATCCGGAACCAGGAGAACTGGGTCTATCTGAACTGCGAAGCAGGCAAGCGTCTGCCCTTTCGCAACAGGTTCAACAACGTGCGGATCGCCAATCCGTACGAGGTGTGGGACTACTTCGATGACTGCATTGCGAACAAGGATCAGGTAGACGGCGTGATCATCGATTCGATCACGTTCCTGCTCGACATGTTCGAGACGCAGTTCATCAACGGCTCGGCCAATGGTCAGAAGGCCTGGGGGGATTTCAACCAGTTCTTCAAGACCATCATGCAGCAGAAGGTCACCACCTTCGGCAAGCCCGTGGTCATCATCGCCCACTTGCTGGACGTGTACGACGAGGCGAGCCAGTCGATGAAGGTGAGCGTGCCTGTGAAGGGTTCGCTCAAGAACAACGGCATCGAGGCGTATTTCTCGACGGTCGTCGCTGCCAAGAAGGTTCCGATCAAGGAGCTGGAGAAGTACGGCAGCAAACTCCTCGACATCACCGAGGAGGAGAAGGAACTGGGATACAAGCACGTGTTCCAGACCCGCATCACCAAGCAATCCACCGGCATGCGAATCCGTGCACCGATGGGCATGTTCGACAAGGCAGAGACGTACATCGACAACGACTGCCAGAAGTTGCTGGACCACCTGAACGAGTTCTACGATATCTGATCGGTCAGCACCCGTTTAAACACAACCAAACTTTTCAAAGACACCAAGACACTATGAGCACTCTGTTCGGAAATCTCAGCAGCGAAGGCCTCGAAGAATCCCAAGACCGTCTGGGCGGCGGCTTCCGCCCCCGTGACTCGGACATCTACGAGTTCACGGTCAAGGCCATGTACGCCGGTCAGTCGGATGGCGGCGCACGCTCGATCACCTTCATCGGTGAAGAGGGCGGGAAGGAATACCGCGAGGTGTTCTGGATCACCAACAAGAAGGGCCAGAACTTCTACATGGCCAAGGACAAGGACGGCAAAGAGACCGGCAAGAAAGCGCCGATGATGGGCTTCACCATCGTCGACGACATCTGCCAGATCACCACCGGCAAGCCGCTCTCGGAGCAGGACGCCGAAGACAAGGTCGTGCAGGTCTGGGAAGACGGCAAGCAGGTCAACAAGTCGGTGCCGATGCTGATCGACTGTATCGGCCAGAAGGTTGCACTGGGCGTTATCCGTCAGCGTGTCAACAAGAACGTCAAGAACGAGCAGAACGTCTACGTGCCGACCGCCGAAGAGCGCGAAGAGAACGTCACCGACAAGGTGTTCCACCCGGAGCTCAAGCTCACCATCGTCGAAGCCAAGGCCGGTGCCGACAACGCAACCTTCTGGGATGCGTGGCTGGAACTGAACAAGGGCAAGACGCAGGACCGTCGCAAGATCAAGGACGGCCAGGGCGAGACCGGCCAGGCAGGTGCACCGAAGGCCAGCCGTGCGTCGAACGCTGCAGCACCGCAAGCCGGTGAAGCTGCAGCAGCGCCGAAGAAGTCGCTGTTCGGCAAGAAGTAACACGCCATGAAGATCCGCGTCTGCGGCATGGACCCCAGTTATCGCAACTGGGGTCTGGCTGAAGGGATGCTGGATCTGGATTCTGGCGTGCTCGATCTCAACCAGATCCTCATCGTCAAAGGTGAGGATCTGGAAGGCAAGCAGATACGCAAGAATTCCAGTGACGTGCATCTGAGCACAGAGCTGTGCCGGGGAGTCTTTCCCTTGGCTCGCAAGTGCCATGTGGTCTTCGTGGAAGTGCCGGTGGGTAGCCAAAGCGCCTACGGCATGAAGTCCTACGGGATCGTCTGCGGAATTCTGGGTGCGATGCGGCTCGAAGGCATCGAGATCATCCAGGTGGATGCGTTGGACGTGAAGGAAAGCCTCACGGGCAACAAGAACGCCACCAAGAAGCAGATGATCGATGCAGCAGTAAAGGAGTACCCGAATGTCGCTTGGCCCCGTCAGGAAAAGAACGGAGCCAAGCACAAGAAGGGTGACCTGAAGAACGAGTCAGAGCATTGCGCCGACGCCATAGCCGCCATTCATGCGGGAGTGCAGACTCCCATGTTCCAAAATCTCATGCGAATCTTCGCAAAGGTATGACCATGCAAATCATCATCATCCAGTCGGAAATCGAACAAGCGATCCGCAACCACATCCTCGCGCAGATCAACATCAAGGATGGCATGCGCATCGACATCGATCTGTCGGCTACCCGTGGCGCAGAAGGCTTCAAGGCCACCATCGACATCGTGGCGGATACGCAGCCGGTCACGGGCAAGGCCGACGCGCCGAAAGCCGAAGT